TAGAGACAGCAAACTACACAAACCGTTGTCAATACGTCTTAGCTCCAACATAGACGATTTAGAGATGGCCCGCTTCATCTTTGACGACACCATAAGTCCATGGTTAAACACCATAAACAAGCGTCATTTAATAAATGATTTCAGATTAAAGGGACCTGATGTTCTGTTCAATCTAGAAGAACTGTATCTGCCTTCACTGCTAGAAATATTGCCAAAGGAGTTCAACTGTGAACAAGTATTTATACAAGATTGATTACACGGATAAAACACAATGTACAACTAATTTGTTGTATACTCCGATCATTATGGACAATTGTTTGCTGTGTATGGACTGGAATTCGTCTGACTATCATGAAAAAGTGCTTTCTGATAGCCTATTGTCGTGGTTCTTCGCTCGTGAAGTGTGTGGTTTTGAGAAATTTCAGGGGTACTCGTGGGCACCGGAAATTATGGGTATTAACGCCATAAATAGACGCATTTATTTTAAATGGTACGGGGATTCTTTGAACCACATCATCATGGATCCCAATCGTGATATCAATATAGAATGCCCTGATTGGAAAGAACAGCTTAACAAGATATTGTCTGACATTGTTTCTAATGATTACTATAAAGTCACACTATATCCTCACTGTTTCTACTTAGACGACAAGAAACGTATACATACCTTTGACTTATATGGGTGTGTACCTATGAACGACTGTATGGTAGAGTTATCTAAGGTTGAAGACATGATTGGGGCTGAGAGCGTACAACGGTTTGCCGAAGCACGTGTTGATGACAACATAGACTTCGGCATATTCTTTGACCGTTTACTAGATACTTACTTAGATAAGTATTGGAATGGGAATAACCCTTTCCCTCGTGCTATCTCCAGAAGTTAAACAAGAACTTATCACTTGCACCACCGTTGACACCCGCGTGCCAGCTCTTACGTGATGGCCATTGAAACGTATCTCCCACTTGTTGTTTCCATAAGCATTCGTCTTCAATGAATAACGCATGTCCCGGTTGACTAGGGATGATATGAACGTGAAAGCGTTTAGGCTCTAGTGTGTTACTGAGTATACCCTCATCATCTGTTACGTCCCAATGCCAGGGTGCTACGTTTCCCGGCTTAACTCTGCTAATCCAGCAGTAGTAAGGGCCATCTAAGTCTATATTAACAAACTTAGCAAACTTCTCTACTACACTGATATCAAACTGTGTGCCGGGGAAGTACATATCCCATGATGCATTACCACCTTCTTCTACTGTCTTATATCCTGCAATGTCCCATACACTAGAAACTTCTTCTAATCCCGGGATAATGTCTGTAGCTCTGTGTCTAGGGCCTACATATGCTGGGGGCATATCTTTGATTGTATTGATTACTTCGTTCCAGTCGATTAAGTGACTGCAATTGCCTATATACTGTGTCATATTAATAGCTTTCTAAGTGATTGATGCCGAGTTTTGTTCTAAACTCTTCGGTGAATTTGCCGTCTATTCTAAGTGAGTAACTTTGTTCCATGATCTTTTCTCCGCCGTGCCAGTCATTGTCATTCCACCATGCTGCTCTAGTGTTTAAATATGTTTTATCTTTAGTCTCAGGATCCCATAGATAAAACGCTTTCTTTGTATTAGGCCTTACATGAATAAACTCATTACGATGAGGACCATGATTATTAATTCCGTTCTTAGCGTCTAAATCTCTATGCTCAAAGGGTATTCCGTCTGCTTCACAATGAAAGAATATAACCCGTCCAATATGCTCAAAGATATTGTCAGTGATTAACTGCTCTACCCATTTAACTGTATTAGGGAAATGTTTAGCTTCTTCCGTTAGTTTTCTTTCTGCTGTTCTATCATCCCATGATCCTTCTTCCCATAAGAAATAATAGATATACGGGTCATAAGCACCCATTGCCATCTTTAAATAGCGTGTAAATCTATTACGTACTTGATAATCGTTGAAGTCACGGAATAAATCAATTCCCCCTAACTTAATTGGGTCATCATCAGGTAACTGCATAAACTCTTCCATAGCTTGATAGATGGGTTTCCAATTATGCTTATAACTCATTTGTTCGAATGTAAATCCGGGTTTCATCCATGTGCCTTCTTTAGCATACATTCTAGCGTCACTGAAGCCGCGGATGATTTCTGGCTGCAATTGATTAAACTGTTCCATATTTAAATACGGGGCCATATCGATATATGGCTGATGGTTAATTCCGATTAGTGATGACATTTTAATTCCTCGTCTGTTCTGTTGATTAAATATTTATATGAAATACGACTACTACTACAATAAGCTACCCGGGGAAGAACCATGGAGAAACAATTTAATCTATACAAGTTTAATGAGTGAGGATAAGAAAGTATTTGTCCAGTGGTATTTTAATGATGAGGTCTATCACAGGGGTCAAAATCAAGTGGTTCTGCCCGAATTAATGCAAGAGAAGTGGGAGCGTGAGATTAAGTATGCTCAACTGATGAATTTAATGTATCCTGACTTAGTTCCTAAGATTCTTGATATAGATCATAAAAACCGTAAATTATATCTAGCAGTAGATGGGGATGATTTCTGGCAGCGTAGTCATGAATTAAATAGCTATTATGATGTATTACCTGACTGGGATACTCAAATGATTGATATAATTAATGCCCATAAGAGTTTAGACTTACACAAATATAGTATGCATCCTTCAAGCTATTTTGTAGTAGAGGGCAGATTAAAATCAATTAATTATTTCTTTACATATCATAAAACTGACCCAGAAGTTAGTATTAGTGATGTGGAAAGTCATATCTATAGTACTCGACAGGATGAAATGCGCAAGCATATAGAATCATTAGGAATAGAATGGGATAAGCCCCAACCGTTTCCTTTATTAGATAAGTTATGCTGGGAATCATTTAGAAAGAACTATCCTGATGAATTTATTGACAGAGTGCAATGTTTAAAATAATACCCTGGAATGAATCATTAGATTTAACTGACTTCTATAGAATAGCGGAACAGAAGGGTTTTACTAATAATAGTAGCCAGAAGGCTATGATTGATTGTTTTGATCGTGAGCCTGAGAAATGCGTATATATTCTTTATTATAATGATATAGCAGTGGGTAGCTGTGCAGCACATACATTTGATATAATGGGCGAGAATTGCTATAGAATAGCAGCAAGGACTTGTGCATTTACTGATATGATTCCCTACAATTCATTAAGAACCCGTAATCAAATAGTAACCCATCAGCATGTTACTAGTCAATTTTTAATACCCGCTTGTATTAATTGGGCCCCGAAGGGTAGTAGATTGTTTATTACCAGTACCGATAGTGATTTGGGTACTCAAAGATTAGTGCATAGAATCTTTGGTCCTGCTATGGCTAGTACAGGACAAATGCGTAATATGGGTGATGTAGTATATCGTAATACTAATCAAACAGTCTGGGAGTTATTCCCAGACGTGTTCATGAATGAATTAAACAAATACCCTAGATGGGTTTAGAATAGAATTCTAAGTCTTTTATATCGTTCAAAGCATGTGCTAAAGCCCTCACCCGGGGTAACTTCAACTAAGTTGTTGGGCTGTGGTTTTTCATTAGGTACTGACAAGATATTTGCTACAGTACTTGAACCGAATGGATTCTCGTCAGCGACTTTAAACGTATCTGCAATAGGATCTGTTCTACATGCCACCCAGTATTGAGTATACTGTCTATCAGTTAAGAACTCATTTACTTTAGTCCATACATCCCATTCCATAGCTTCATAGAACACTACAGGACGAAACTTACTTATAGTCTTGGTACATCCTTGAATTGCTTCATACTCGTGCCCTTCTACATCTAGTTTGATAACATGACATGAGCTAAGTCCTACTGTATCTAATGGAATCATCTTGACGGTGATACCTTCATCCTCAGTGATATGAATGTCACCGTAGTTGGTAGATTTTGTAGGGTCAAAGTCTTTTAATGTAAACTCTGAACTCTTATCGCTTGCGCCTGCATTGACAACTTGAATCTTAGGGTAGTCTTTGCTGTTGTATGATGCTACTGCAAAGTGCTTTGGGTTAGGCTCAAATCCTAATACATTACAGTTAGTTGCTTTGTGTACTGCGACTAGATGATATCCAATATTGGTCCCGATATCAATGTACTGGCTTGTTTCTCCTAGATACTCTGATAGAATATCAACTTCTGCTTGACAGTACTCACCGTACAAGTCAATCGCTTTGCTGATGACAATATCATTCTTGTATACTAGAAAGTCTCCTATCCTTGAGCTAGTTACTAGTAGTGAATCTTTTAGTGAATCAAGCGTTGCTTGAATTGTGCTGGGTGTATCTTCCATGTAAATCTTTCAGTGATACTATGATTTAGTGCATTTCAACCGAGTCAAAAAATTTGATCATATTCATTGTTATCAGGGATTAACCATCCCAGCTTCAGTAAGTCTTTGCGTATCTCATCAGTAACAAAGCCTTCACCCACGTATGCTTTTTGCTCTAGATATTCAATCTGTTCTTCTTTAGATAGTTCTCTAAATGAATCATCGTCTAAGTCTGTTGCATTTCGTATGCCACTACAGTACCAATTGATGTAGTCACCTTCTTGCTTTATATCAGCGATGATGCCGCCCGCATGCCTCCATGAACAACTCCATCGCTTTTCTGTTAGAATAGGCCATACATCGTTTTTAGTAAAATCATTGTTGCATAGTGCTGCATACAGATTTTGAGCGTAGATTGGATCACTACATTTCTCTATGATATATTCACTAGTACGCAAGTCATATTCCATATTGTCAGTACGCCATTCAGCAGTTTCTTCTAACTCTAACTGCATTTGCTTGTGGCTTTTATAGAAGTCTATCATATCTAATGCAGACTGATCCTGAGGATTATCTATGAGTTTCTTCTCGTACCTATCCATACTAAATGTTCCCCGCTGTGGGCTTCTTCTCAACATATTTTACTTTCTGTTTGCTATAGAATATATGATTACCTATTCGTGCTACTTGCTTGTAGGGCCAGAACGGATCAACTGTTAGATTATGAAAGAACAATGCAGTACGGGGTAATACTTCTTGATATGCATCGTATGCCAGTACTTGGTATGCAACATCTAGTGCTTGCACATACTTAGGGTCATTGACATTTACTTTCTTCTTACCCTCGCAAACCCAACTAAACTGACACATTCTAACTCTATATGAATCTAAGGTGTTCTCATCAATCTTTGTTATCATTGTCATTTGATGTATTACATTGCAGGGCGTACTAGCAAAGCCATGACTAACTCTGTTCATTACTACTCTTGCTACTGCTGCTTTACCTGCAATTGATTCGCTGCCTGCTTCGTAATATATATTCTCTGCCATACATAGTAGTTGTTTACTATCAACTGGCCTAGCTTCTACTACGAATTCCGGTTCTTCTTGCACAGTAGTCATATCAATCACTACTGTTATCATTGTGTATACCGCTATACTTATTGCTAGTACTTTAGCGGTGATTGAGGCTATATTTTTCATATATACTCCTTTCTTATGCATAGTATAACACTATACAACGTTGAACGTCAATTGTTTTGGCTTACAGTATATGGTCCCAACAATCACAATTACATAATATAACATCTTCGATTGCTTGGGCGGGGGTAAGAATTGACGGTTTCACGATAGGTGTAATAGAAATTATATCTATCGAGGGTGGAACTAATGTAGTCCACGGCGAGGTGTTACCATTCCCTGTATTTGGGTTAATAGTTGGGTACGGAGTACCTACTACTGCGTCAGGTGACGATGGTGTTGTAGGGTCAGTCGTAACGACTGTGCCCCACGGTGGTCCGACAGGGCCGGGACCGCCCGTGTCGATTGGAAGATCGACTATAGGTCCAGATGTAACAACAGGGACAATAATAGTCTCACCTGTTATCGGGTCGATAGTAGTTGTAGTCGGTACTACTCCGTTGACTCTAGGTAAGGTCAGTTGTTCTATACCTACTTCGTTGTCTTGCTCTGCACCAGTTAGCCCTAGTCGATGTGCATTGCGGACTTCTCTCATGCTACCGATCATGCTATTGCCACCAATCTTAGAAGTATCAGTGATAGCTTCTAAATTCTGTACGGCTCCCCATTTTTCAGTCTGCATAGCGTAGCCATTCAAACTTTCCATGAATCCGTATATATCAGTTGTAGTGGTGCTTAGATCAGGTAGATACTTTTCGGCTCGTAATCCTATACTTCTAGCGTTTTGTTCTATAGTTAATTGTTTGCCAAACTTGTTATATAAGTTGTTTATAGCTATTGTTAGTGCAGGGTTATTAGATGCAATAGATGCAATTTCAGTATTAGCTGCATTTATATATGATAGCACTATGGTATTTGTTGCAGTCCAGTCGGGTAATCCTGACAGCGACAACACTGGTTCGGTGATAGACTCATATAATGATTGGTATATACTAACTAAGGTGCTAGTAGTTAATGAATTAATATACGATTCTAATATGTTCCACTCGTATGGTAATCCTGACATGGCTCCAAAGAAGTCGCATGTAGTGTATCTGCCATTCTTTCCCGAACCCAATGCAATAAGAGGCAACGTAGCGTTTCTGATAGGCTGATTAGTAGGGACGTTTGTTCCATTAACACCTAGATCACTTACTGTTTCTAAGTTACGAACTACTTGACTGAATCTTTCAATGTCCATTGACTTGATGTTTTTAATCTGTAGCATTGTGGTGCTGAATGCTGCACATGATGCCGCTAAGGTGTCTGGAAGGATAGTCTTTAACTCTTCTCCGTACTTGTTCAATACATGTGAAGTTAGTTCGCCACCGGTATATAACAGGTAGTATGTCTTACTATTAGTAGGGCCCGAGTTTGCATTGTACTCAGGTACTGTTAATGTAGCATAACTTCTAGGGAATATCATCTTAGGGTTTAACAAGTCAGCTAGAGTCTCTAGTCCCTTTGTCTGACAATTCAAAGCAATCAATGATTCAACGAGATCGATGCCCATAACAATACTGAATGCACCGTATAGTTTCTTTTGTTGATCCACAGTAGCTTCGCCGCCGCTAATGATATAGTCCATGTCATCAGCGGAGAAACCTGCTGCTAACAATGCTAGATTAACTGCCTTAGTTAACGCTTTGTTTTTATACAAAGTCTTCAATAGGTTACTAGGACGACCGTATGTATCAATGTACCCTAAGTCTAATGCTCTACCCAATACAATTAAGTCTTGGCCCCAAAAGAACAATGCTAAACTGACGCCGGCTAAGTCTGCCGTAATCAAGTCGTTCATGTTGCTATACGTACCGTCTAGGTAAGTATCTGCGGCATTCATTGCATCAATAGCTTTGTTAGACTGTCCGATGAACCCTTGTGCCATATTGAATGTGTACAAGAAATCACTATATGATCCGTTATTGATATAGAATTCATAGTGAGCTTGCAACGGAATAGTACGCAACCATCCATAGCTAGTATATTCGCTAGTGTATGGAACTGAATTGGGGTAGGGATTAAGTGATTCTGTACGCAAATACTCCGGTGGCTTACTATCTCCTAGCGCGGGGATACTGTTACTACCAATTGATATTAATTCACTATAACAAGTGAGATTAGATTGCAAGAATCCTGCTCTTATAGAATTAACTAGCATTCGCAATACAGTATTGAGTGTGGTTGTTCCTAGAGTATAATTACTCAATCCAGTGCTCGTGCCCATATGTAGCACAGCGTCTGGATTGATACACAATCCTTCATTCTGCACAAACGAGCCCAAGCTATTTAAATTGAGGGGAGAATATTTACCTGTTAAACTCATGGTACGAACACATCCGGGCTTCCTTGACTGATACTATGTCCGCAACTGTTACCTGAACCCACTCTGAGTACAGGAACACCCTCACAAAATACAGTAGGACTACCATCAGTTGTAGTTGCTGCTTCATGAGGTGGATGCGGTCTGCCCCAAGGTGCGTGTGGAGTTATGCCGCTAACGTGCAAGCCTACAGCTATTCCATTTGCAAACACTGAATCAGCTCCGCGCTTGATTGCACCTCCGGCTTGATTCTGATCTCCTACACGACTTAATGCTGACATATTATCCTAAGAATATTTTTTTCTCGGGTACTTTGATACCCGTTGTTGCTTCAATATACTTCATTTTGATACTGTCCTCAGTCTCAGAGTACATAGCAACGCTATTAGTATTTAGTGTAACTGAAGAACCGGGTTCTGCGGTAAACATGCTAGGAATCATTTGCATGCCGTTCTGTGCGGGGGCGATTGATACTGGATCGCTAATCTTAATAGTATGTTCTTCTGTGAAGATATCAACTACTTTAGCAATAAGTTCCTCGCCTGAGTTTAATTTGAATGTATATGTTTTACCTTGTTCCATTATTTGCTTTCTGTTAGTTTAGTTCTGAGTTCAGTGAACCCACCCACATATTCTTCACCCAAGAAGATTTGTGGTAATGTTCGTGCAGTTGGTACTGCTTCTAGTAGTTGTTCTTTAGTCCAGGTGCCGTGCATGATGTTACGTTCTTCAAATGCGATACCTTTCTGTGTGAGCAGGGCTTTAGCCTGAACACAGTAAGGACAGGCGTCCTTACTCCATACGATTGCTGTCATTTTTGTTCCTGTTAAAAATTAGGTAGTGTGTCATAGTCTAATGAGTCACTCATTACACCAATAACATAGTTTGTTGATTCGTTTTCTTGCAGTGCAGTTTGCTTCTTGCTTGTATCAACGTGCTTATTGAACCACGGGATAGGAGTAGATTTAGGAGCAATAGCTTGATACTTGATACCAATCTCTTTCAATGCACCCACTGCTGTATAGTCTACAAAGTCATTTAGAATGTTTGCATTCAATCCAATCACTGGACCGAACTTGAATAGATACTTGGCCCAGTCTTTTTCTTCACGGATAACATCCATGTACAGTTGATAGACTTCTGCTTCACACTCTAGTTTAATAGCGGCAAAGCGACTATCTTCTTTGATTACTTGATTGATAAGATATGCTGTCCAACCCTTGTGTAATAGTTCATCTTGTAGAATCAAGCTAATGATATTACCGTTACCAATAAAGATTTTGTTCTCAACCATTGCTAAACTTGTAGCGAATGATACCATGAATCTAAATGCTTCTAGTGCATAACTTGCATGTAGTGCCATCCAGATAGCTTTGATATGATCTTTTTCTAGTACAGGCATGCCCAACTGCTTCTGACAGTTAACATTATGTAATGCTTCATAGTAGTTACCAACACTACTAGCCATGTCAACAATCTCTTGTGTATCGTGGATAGTGTTGAACACATCTTTAGGTACATTATAGATGTTACGGATGATGTGACTATAGCTACGACTATGAATGTTAGTCTCAAAGAAGCTCCAGTTGTAAATCAATGCTTCAAGTTCAGGCAATGATACAACAGGGGTAAACACTTGACTTGGTGCTCTACCCTGTAAGCTATCTAGTGCAGTCTGACGCAATAGGTTGCTAGTAAAGATATGCTTAACGGCATCACTAGCTTCCTTGAAGTCAGTTGCATCTTTAGTTAAACTAACTTCTTCCGGAACCCAAAAGAAGCCACGTGCTGTTTGTTCAAAGTCTACGATCTTTTTGTACTTGACTTCCTCAAATCGTTGAATAGTTACAGGACCCTCTGGGTCTAGAAACATCTTACGGTTGAGATAGTCTGTTTTTGTTGTTAGGTTATATTGTTCTTTACTCATAATTTGCAGCTTTCACAGTCTTCTTCGTTATCAAAATCAATTGGTTCTAGCATTGTTGGGGCATCTTCTGCTACTTGTTTACTACCGGCTTTGTTAATCAAGCTATAGTAGAATGTCTTCAATCCCCATATATGAGATTGCATCAAGTTCTTAGCAATCAACGTTGTGGGGACTTTTCTTTCAGGAAAGTGAGCAGGGTTATAGAATGTATTAGTACTGATACTCTGGTCAACATAAGCTGCAATCACTGCGGCTGTCTTTAGATAACCATCACAATCTTTCTGTTCCCACATCAATTGATAGTTCTTGCGTACCTTAGCATTGGTATACTCTGGTACAACTTGAACAAATGATCCTGCTTTGCTTTCTTTAACACTAATCAAACTCATTGGCATTTCAATGCCGTTAGTTGAGTTGATAGCAACACTGCTAGATTCTACAGGAGCTACAGCACTATTAGTAGCATTACGGACACCGTATGTAATCATATCTGCCCGTAATGTTTCCCAGTCTAGTTCAGGGGTAAAGTCAGTTAGTTCGTTAACACCCTTAGCACGTAGCTCCCACGGGAAGACACCCTTACCATAACGAGTATGGTCACTACCCAAACACTTACCACGCTCTTTAGCTAACTCAACACTCATCTCTGTGAGATAGAATGTCTGATGTTCCATCCATGTTTTAAGTTCAGCTAGTGCATCTTTGTCACCATACTTCAAACTGCGCTTTGCATGCCAGTATGCTAAGTTAGTGATACCGATACCTAATGGGCGAATCTCATCATTGCTTAGTTTAGATTGGATAGAAAGGAAGTCTTGGTAATCCAAAATGTTATTAAGACTACGATGCAGAATGCGACAAGCCCTACGCATATCTTCGGGATTGCGAAATGCACCCCAGTTAATACTGCCAAGTGTGCAGAGCGCAATTCTTCCCTCTTCGTCATCAAGTCTCTTAAACGATTTCGTTGGTAATAGAATTTCACAGCATAGATTACTCTGGTAGATTGTATGATACTCAGGATCGAATGGACCTTGATTCATTACATTGTCAATGAACACTAGGTAGATACGTCCTGTATCTGTTCGTTCTTTTAGTATTCCACTTTTGAATACCTCTTCGGCACTCATTGTTTTCTTGCGAAGGTTCTTTTGTTTCTCGTACTTGACATACAGTTCTTCAAAGAGTTCCGTATTAGAATAGAACGCTTGATAGAGGTCGGGGACTTCATTGGGGTCGAAAAAAGTGATATCTTCTTTGTTCTTAAATCTACGCCAGAAGAAAGCAGATAGTACAACTCCATAGTCCATGTGACGCACACGAGTTTCTTCTGTTCCTTGATAGTTCTTAAGAACGATTAGGTCATCAAACTGATGATGCCAGATAGGATAAAATACAGTAGCACTTGCATTACGAATACCTCCTTGACTGCACGAACGCAGATCCCCAAACCATTTCTTTAAGAAGGGGATCATACCTGTATGCATAATTTCTCCGCCACGAATAGGACTACCTAAGGGGCGTAGTCTTCCAATCTCTAAGCCAATGCCAGCACGTTTGCTAGCATACTTTGCCATCATTTCGCCACTAGCAAAAATACTATCCAGATCATCATCGCTCCTGATAAGCACACAACTACTAAATTGTTTTGTCGGAGTGCCAAGACCAGCAAGCACAGGTGTAGCAAGAGTAAACAGACCATCACTAGCAGCATTATAATATTCCTTTATGTAACGCATTCTCGCTGCATTCGGTTCTTCTTTGTGAAATATAGTAGCGGACGCGACCATATATCTAATTTGTGGAGTTTCATATGTTTGTTTTGTGCTACGGTTCTTAACCAAGTACTTCTCTATCAATTGTTCAATGGCGGCATAAGAATATTGCTCGTCCTTAGAATGGTCTAAGAATGAATCCATCTTGTTCCAGTCTTCTTCACTGTACCATTCTAGTAGTTCATTAGTGTATAGACCTGTCTCTACATTAGTCTTAATGATAGAGTACAAGCTAGGTACTTCATAGTCACCGTATACATCTTTACGTAACATGCTTAGTCGTTGCTTGCCAGCTACATACTGATAGTTAGTATGTCCTACATCTGGATTATTCTCTACATCAATCAAGTCTACGATAGCACGTAGGGTAATCTCGTCAATTTGACGGGTTGAGATACTGTCATAAAAGTGAAGTTGTGACTTAATTTCTACCATTGATGGGCTAACATCAGCTATCCCAACACATATTTTAGCGACCTGAGCTTGCCACTTTTCTAACATCAGTGGCTCTTTAGTTCCATCTCTCTTGATCACATTTATATTCATATTTTGCCTGTTATAATTTTAATTGGATTGCGGACACATCAATGTGTCGCTTGATTGTAAATTCTGTTGAACTGCTATTTAATACTGAATTGGGCCAGTAATTAAGTACATACTTAGCGCGGTCAACTAGGACTATTACCATATCATCGCCTTGCATGTCAGTCGCCTCAACTAATTGTATATCGTCTACTCCCACTAGAAGTAGAGTATAACACATTCCTAGTGCTCTTGCAACCGTACAGTAGGTATTTTCGGATAGAAGTTCCCAGGGTCCCGGCCATGTCATAGAATCTTGTAAGTGTAAATGGTGATTGACCAAAGGAGCTTTCTGCCACCAGTGGTCAATTGCTATAGATTTGGTTTTAGTATCGCTGTTTTCTAGGGTTGATCTTAACTCACACCAGCTGCGCAGTCTGGCTTCATAGTTAGTTTGAAATACATTCATTAGACATATACTTATCTATAGAATGCTTCCGTAGTTTTTAAATTACAATCAGAAGAAAGAAAAGAATTCACCGGTCACCGGTACCACCGTAAAGATCCAGCCAGTGTTGTCACCGAAGTTGTAATTGGTTCTACTAGTAGCATCCCAAACTGCTCCACCAGTAGCGTTACTGTCTTGTATTTTCGTATAGGTTGCGGTAACTGTGCCGCTAGATTTAGCCAAAGTGAACTGTGTGCCGGGTGAAGAACTTTTCAGTGTTAGCATAGCTCCATCTACTCCGGATATATTAGTATCGGTTATCGTAGTAGTAGTCCCTGCTTCAAAAATAAGGGTAGTTGTAGATTGTGTCATGTGCTTATTCCATTATTAATATTAGTTACAGTGTTATAGTACCGGAGCTCTTGAAGATGTATAAGATATACAATCCATCATATACTACAGTGCATCCACCAGTTGCAGCGGCCGGTGGGGAAGTCGTCAGTAATTGACGAATGATGACTATACCCGAACCGCCAGTTCCGCCATATGTGTAACCAGCTGCTGCGCCACCTGCGCCGCCACCTGTATTTGTTTTGCCATTTCTAACACCGGTCGAATTAGATTGAGTACTGGCTGCAGATCCGGAGCCTTGATAAGTACTGGATGCACCCACTGCCCCGCCACCTAAACCACCTGCGCCACCGCTACCGTTTGCCATGCCACCGCCTCCGCCAGCAAAGTAAACAGAACTACCAGAAATCTCTCCTACACCTAGCGTTAGTGCTATGCTAGCACCAATCAATGTAGATGCTATACCAACGCCACCGACACCGCCAAGTTGAGATACACCGTAACCACCTACTGCTCCGGCGCCACCTCCGCCGCCGCCAGCCGATGTGCCTCCACCTTCATTACCTGTTCGGCAGTTGCCGCCGTTGTTACCGTATCCACCACTAGCACTAGTTGGTTGTAAACCTGTGCCGCCTGTGCCCGGTGGGTAGTCTCTACCACCACCACCACCACCACTGCCGCCTGCAGTACCGTTCACCTGGAACGTGCCGCTTGCGCCACCGCCTAATGCAGTGAGTGAAAAAGTATTATCGGCCGCAGCTACTGTCGAATTAGAACCGTTACTATTGTAGCCACCAGTACCAACTGTCACTACTATCGCTGTTTGCGATACTATCACTGATTGAGGAATAGTGTAAGTTGTAAGGACTACTCCGCCACCGCCACCGCCACCGATACCAGAATTTGCGTCTCCAGCGCCTATTTGGCTACCACCACCACCACCGACTATCATCATATCCACAGTCACCGGTGTATCTACTGGGAACGATCTTTTGTACCCCCAGATAATACGAACTGCACCGTCGCCACCGGGCCCGGAATTGCCGCCGAATGTGTAGAGGCCATTGCCACCACCACCGTACAATTTTCCGGATCCACCTGATCCAGGACTACCACTAGCACTTGTTATGCCGCTCGAAGCTGCTGAGCCATTTGCACCTAGACCCATAATTCCTACACCACCACCAGAACCGGTACCGTTGCCAACGCTAGTAGTACCATTTCCGCCACCACCGCCACCATTCTGTCCAGCACCGGCGCTGAGTCCGCTGCTATCGCCACCTTGACCACCGGTACCACTATTGCCGTTGTATCCTCCAGCACCTCCGGCGCCACCCCAGATGAATGATACCCGGCCGCCAGCACCACCACCGTCTCCGGCCAGAACAGCGCCGCCCGGTACTAGAGTTCCACTGCAATTGCCCCCAGTGCCGCCACCGGCTCTGACAGTAGTTGTACTTAAAAAGTAACTGTCGCCACCCGAGAAGCCGGTGTTTGAGCTAGATTGATTAACTTGTGCAGCACCGCCCGCACCGACAACTACGGTGTATGATTGGCCAGGAGTAACCGAAATATTGTTTTTCCAAGCTAGAGCACCGCCACCACCGCCCATAGCTCCGCCAGTACTACCTATGCCACCAGACCCGCCGCCGCCGACAGTCACTACACTAACACTAGTTACGTATGCTGGTGCTGTCCAAGTATAAGTACCTGGTGTAGTATATGACATTTCACCGATAGGTATCATAGCAGTAACAAATTCAACCATGTCGCTGCTTACTTGTACACTTTCAAAGCTGTTAGAACCTGTTATTAAAAGAGGGTACTTGCTCTTTTGAACAAGTGTACCATAAGTTCCCCCAGCGCCTGCAAATGTTTTAGTCGCCTGTGCAACCATATTAATTGTACAACCGGATGTGTCGAGCCCCGTACCATTTATAACAGACCAATTATTAGTTACTGTAATTGCACTCGCTCCAGTAATAACTCTTGATCCGGTACCAGTAGAGCTAAAATTGTAACAAGATATATCATATCCGGCTAGATTTAGTGTCCCGGCATTTACTACGATATTAGACATAACAGCTAATGTTTGAGTACCGTCTAATGTTAGTGTGGCGCCTGCCTTATTCACTCCAATGCCACTTAATACTTTGCTGAATTGACTAGTCCAAGTTTGTGTTCTAGTAAATACCGAAGTCAAACTAGTGTAAGTGCCACCGGTCGCAAGTGTTAGTGTATCTACATTTAATGTAGTTGGAATTATCTCACTCGTACTACCGGTAAAATCTAATACCCTAAACCAACTACCATTACTGATTGTTAGTAGATTTGCACCAGAGGTTATAGATAAATTAGGTGCACTTGTTGCAGAGCCACCTGTTGTACTTCCGAAACTAAATGTTCTTGTCACATTCATTCCTGCAGTAAATCCACCAGTACCTGTACAAGTGAAGTTAGTAGCATCTGCCATTGATAAAACTTCAGTATCTGCTACAGTAGTTGCTAGTGTAATGTTATTTGAGCCAAATACAATCGCACGAGCATTATTATTACTTGAAACAACTGATCCAAATGTTACATTGCTACCGCCTAAATCTAATGTACCTGCAGTCAGTAATAACTTACTTGTCGTTGCATAGGTTTGTGTACCATCTAGAGTAAGAGTTGCATCAACACTATTTACACCTATTCCAGCTAATTGCTTGGCAAATTGCATTGTCCAAATTTGTGTTCTAGTGAATACAGGTGTTAATCCGGTATATGTACCGCCGGTCGCTAACGTCAATGTATCTACATATAAGGTAGTTGCTGCTATAGTGCTTGTAGTGCCGGTAACAGCTAATACTTTGAACCAACTACCACTGGTAAGTGTTATTGTGCTTGCACCACTGGTTAGTGATAGATTCATTGCATTGAATATAGAACCCCCGGCTGTACTACCAAAAGTAAATGTTCTAGTTACACTCATTGCACTAGTAAATCCACCAGTGCCGGTGTAACTGAAGTTAGTAGCATCATCCATTGACAATACAGTAGTTGATGCGGTAGTGCTAGTTAATGCAATATTACCTGTACCAAAAGCTAGTACACGAACATTCGTGTTGCTTGAACTGAATCCAGCCGTTGTTAGTGTAAAATTGTTTAGATTCAGTTTTCCTAGAGTTAATGAGGTAACTCCTGTTACAGTTAATGCACCACTTAATGTTACTATGTCAGGTGAAGATGCTATTAATGGAATAGCTATAATAGTAGAAACATTAGGTGATCCAGTCGTTGATGATGGATCCGCGTAAACGGACATGTAACTAATAATTACTACACCCGAGCCGCCTGCGCCACCGCTAGAATTTCCGCCACCACCGCCGCCACCTCCGCCGCCGGTGTTAGATGTGCCTGCTGATCCGTTTTGGAGGTTACCTCCACCTGCTCCGCCGCCGCCATTGCCGCCAGCGCCCGGAGTAGTATTTCCGCCACCACCACCACCGCCAGCATAATATGTTTCTGTACCGGCAATAACAGAAGATAGTCCGTCGCCGCCAGAACTAGCGACAGTAGCCACTGCATCAGCGGCTGCAAAGCCTGCACCACCACCACCACCAGAAGAATCTGCATTTGCCGGGCCGGCTGCTGCTGCTGCACCACCGTTATTACCTTGACCTGCAGTACCGAGTCCGCCTATACGGGTGCCTAGGCCACCTCCACCTCCACCACCGGATCCGCCTGCACCACCTGGGACTCGCTGCCCGCCGTAACCTCCACCAATTGCTATACTATCATGAAATGAAGATATTGATCCTGATGTTCCGCTAATACCAGTGGCTGCAATGCCACCTGATCCGACTGCTATTGAATAACTAGATCCGGGTACTATACTAGCACTTGATAAAATTAGACCGCCGGCACCGCCACCGCCCCCGCCACCACCGGCACCAATACCTCCTCCTCCTCCACCACCGCCTGCAGCTACTAAATATTCAACTGTCGGTGGTGCATTAGATGCAGGGAAAGTTATTGACCCGGAACTATTAAACGTATAAACTTTATATGGAACCAGTACGTCGGGGTTATTAGAATTGATGTTTAGTGCTGCAATAGTTTTACCATTACTAGTAATAGTTCCAGTACCAACCATATTTACTGTTAGATTAGTGTATGTTCCGCCAGTTGCTAATATTATAGAATTGACATTAACTGTTGTCACTGCAGGTGTGCTAGAACTACCAGTAAAATTCAAAGTATTAAACCAACTATTAGTTATGATAGTAGGAATAGCTGTACCACTGTAAATAGATAAATTAGGTGCCTTAGTTGATGAGCCACCTGCTGTACTACCAAATCTAAATGTTTGTGCTACACTCAATGCACTAGTAAATCCACCAGTACCAGTACAAGTAAAGTTAGTAGCATCTGCCATTGACAATACAGCAGTTCCGGCTGCGGCGGCCGTACTTATTGCAATGTTGCCTGATCCAAAATCAATTGCACGAACATTCGTATTACTTGAAATAAAACTACTAGTTGACAGTGTGAAATTGTTTAGATTAATTTTTCCAAAAGTTAATGTCGTAGTTCCTGTTACAAACAATGCGCTACTTAACGTTACTATGTCAGATGTAGTCTGTGTTACTGCTACTAAAGGGACCGCAATAGTATAAACAGCAGGTGATCCAGTCGTTGACGTTGGATCCGCGTAAGTAGCTAGATAACGGATACTGACTAGGCCCGATCCACCACCACCACCGAGGCCGGTGCCGCCATTGAATCCCCCGCCCCCGCCGCCACCGCCCTTATTAGCTGTACCGTTGCTGCCATTAGAATCCGAGCCCCCTGCCCCTCCGCCACCATTTCCGCCAGCGCCGGCCGAAGTACTCTGCGCACCGCCGCCACCGCCACCGGCGTAATAACTAGATGTTCCGGATATAGAGTTTAATAGACCCACACCGCCTGCGCCGCCAACGCTGCCATTGTCGCCGATGGCTCCCATTCCGCCGCCACCGCCGCCGCGCCACGGGCCAGGAGTGCCGCCATCGAAGCCTTGGCCGCCGCCATATCCTTGATTTCCGGCTGCACCTGCTTGATTGCCGTTCTGCGAGCCACCGCCACCGCAGGCACCAGTAGTTGGGCCGTTGATATCCTGATAGCCACCACCGCCACCGCCGTTTCCTGTAACTCCAGAAAAAGATGATGCAGTTCCGACAGCACCCGCACTGTCGGCTATTACGGTAGCGGCTCCGCCGCTACCAACAGTAACCGGGTAACTTATCCCACTAGTTATCGAAGATGTTCCCGCTACTAATCCGCCGGCACCGCCACCTCCGCCACCACGCTGGGCGCCGCCGCCTCCCCCGCCTCCCCCGCCAACTACTAGATATTCAACTGTAGGTGGTGCATTAGATGCAGGGAAAGTTATTGACCCGGAACTATTGAAAGTAACAACTTTATATTGTTCTGTTGTGTTAGGGTTATTAGAGTTGACAGTTAGTGCTCCAATAGTTTTACTATTGCCGTTGATAGTACCATTACCAACCATATTTACCGTTAGATTGGTATATGTTCCGGTGCCGGGCAGTGTTAAACTGTTGAGATTCAATGTAGCCACATCCGGTGTGCTAGAACTACCGGTAAAGTTTAAAGTATTAAACCAACTACCGGATATGAATGTTGGTATTGAGGCGCCACTAGTCAATGATAGGTTAGGTGCATTGACTGATGTGCCCCCCGCAGTAGATCCAAAATTAAATGTTCTAGCTACACTCATTGCACTAGTAAATCCACCGGTACCAGTGTAGCTAAAATTAGTAGCAGTTGGCATACTAAGGTTTACTACGGCAGCAGTAGTAGTTGCTAATATAATATTGTTAGTACCAAAAGCAATTGAACGAGTGTCAGTAGTATTTGAAATAAATCTACCAAATGTTTGATTAACACCACCTAAATTCAATGTACCAGCAACTAAACTAAAACTACCAGTCGCACTGTAAGTTTGTGTTCCATCTAGTGTTAGTGTTCCATCAATTAAATTAAAACCAATGCCAGCTAATGTTTTACTGTATTGACTGGTCCATGTTTGTGTTCTAGTGAATAATGGAGTCAATCCAGTGTAAGTGCCGGCGGTAGCTAATGTCAATGTAGACACGTTTACCGTAGTTGCTGCGGGTGTACAAGTACTACCTGTAAAATTAAGTGCGTTAAACCAGCTACCACTGGTAATTGTTGGTATTGCAGCACCGCTAGTAATAGATAAGTTTGGTGCGTTACTTACAGAGCCGCCTGTTGTACTGCCGAATGTAAATGTTCTATCTACTGACATTGCACTAGTAAATCCACCAGTACCAGTACAAGTAAAGTTAGTAGCATCTGCCATGTCTAAATTCAGCACTGCTGATCCACTAGGGACTGATAAAACAATATTGCCGGTACCAAACGCAATTGATCTTGTGTTTGTGTTAGTCGAAATGAAAGCAGCAGTTGTTAATGTATACCCAGCTAGCGCCAGTGTCCCACTAGTTAACGTGACCGAACAATTCAACACATAGTTTACTGCAAAATTTCCACCCAGTGTAGTGGTGGCCGAATGATTGATAGTTAGCCCGCCTAATGATGCAGTGCCATTACCTATAATAATGCCACTGCCAACCAGGTTTACAATCAAAGCAGTATAGCTGCCGCCGCCACTGGATAATGTCAGCCCGTTTAAGTTTAATGTAGTTACACTGGGGGAAAATGCAGTAGTACCAAAATCAAGTTTATTAAACCAGCTACCAGTAGTCAATGTTTGTATAGCGGTACCTGAACCAGTAAATGTCAAGTTAGGAGCGTTGGCACTAGTGCCACCGGTAGTACCAAAAACAAATGTTCTTTCCCTATCCGCCGGTATTACAAATCCACCGGTGCCAGTGCAGGTAAAGTTGGTAGCATTGCCAAAGTTAAGAGCTGTTACTAGTGTAGCAGTAGTAGTCAATACAATATTGTTGGTGCCAAATGCAATCAATTCGGCGGTACTGTTGGCACTAAATGTTCCAATTGAGAAATCATATCCACCTAAATTTAATTTTCCTGCCTGCAATAAAAAGCTGGAAATAGCAGGGAATGTTTGTGTACCATCTAATGTAAGCGTACCGCCAGCCAGGTTAAACCCCATGCCACCCAGTTGTTTACCATATTGCATTGACCAAGTTTGTGTTCTAGTAAATCTAGCTACCAAACCGGTATAATCGCCACCTGTGGCCAATATCAAGGTGTTCACGTACGCCGCTGCTGCAATCGGTGCGCAGGTACTACCAGTAAAGTCTAACGTATTAAACCAACTGTTAGTAGTGATAGTTGGTACAGCACTACCACTAGTAATTGCTAGGCTCACTGCATTTGTCTCAGAGCCTCCAGTGGTTCCGAAAGTAAATGTGCGGGTGATTGATGCCGCAGTGACAAATCCACCAGTACCTGATGTAGTAAAGTTAGTAACAACTGCCATTGACAGAACAGTAGTAGCGACAGTAGTATGTGTCAGTGTAATATTACCTGTACCAAATTCAATTGAGCGGGCAACGATACCGGTCGAACTGAATATACCAGTACTCAAATTATAGTTATTCAAATTCAATGAGCCAGCAGTTAATGTATATGTACCATTCACGGTGAGAGCGTAACTCTTACCTAGTGTCACCGTACCTGCATTATGATTAAACGTAGCTACCGGACTTATTGTTCCACCAAGGTAAGTAAGTGATCCTGAATTTAAGGTAATAGCTGAACTCGGAGTGATGATACCATTATCAAGTACAAAATTTCCAGCAATATTAAACGAAGTGCAAACAAAAACATTAATGTTAGAGAATGAGCCGCTAGAATAGATGGCAACAGTTCCGGTCAAGTTAAAATTATTGAAGTCAATGTTACCAGTAGTGTATGTATGCGTAGTGCAGGTTAGTGCCCCCGCTAATGAAGTAGTTCCTAAATCAGTATGATTTATAACTAATGCTGCTATGCTCTTGCCATTAGGTGTGATTATACCATTAGACCGCATGGTTGCTGAAATACCAGTAAATGTGCCGCCACTAGATAACGTTAGGTTATTGACATTTACTACTGTTGCTGCAGGGGTGCAACTACTACCAGTGAAGTCAAGAGTATTAAACCAACTATTAGTTGTAATAGACGGTATTGCTGTTCCGCTATTAATTAATAAGTTTGGTGCATTCGCCGTGCTAGCACCGAGGGTGCTGCCAAATTGATATGTTCTTGCTATAGTAGCATCAGACACAAAGCCTCCGCTGATACTAGTATAACTAAAGTTAGTAGCATCAGCTACTGACAGCACTGCGCCCGCAGTAGTAGTGTTCAAAATAATATTAGTATTTTTAAACACAACTGAACGAATACTTGTGCCTGAACTAATGAATGACCCAATTGTTAAATCATACCCACCTAAGTCTAACGTACCTGCTATCACTGAGCACACTGAAGTTGCAGTATATGTTTGAGTGCCGTCTAGCGTAACAGTAGTGAAAAGTCTGTTCACCCCGATACCACCTAACTGTTTACTGTGCTGACTAGTCCAAGTTTGTGTTCTAGTAAAGCAAGGGATCAATCCAGTATAAGTTCCAGTAGCGTCAAGCAGTAGCGTATCTATATTGACGGTAGTTGCAGCCGGGGTACAAGTACTGCCGGTAAAATCTAATACTTTGAACCAACTGTTAGTTGTAATAGTTGGTACAGCACTACCACTAGTGATTGCCAAGCTAGGTGCATTGTTAAAGTTAGCACCCAAAGTACTACCAACTGTAAATGTTTTGGTCACATCTGCTGTTGTTCTAAATCCACCAGTCCCGGTATAGTTGAAATTAGTAGCGTCTGCCATTGACAGTACAGTTTGTGCTGCTGTTGTGTGAGTTAACATAATATTACCCGTACCGAATAATATAGAACGGGCAATGATACCAGTTGAACTGAATATACCAGTAGACAACGTAAAATCATTCATTGCTAGTGTACCAGCAGTGAACGTGTAAGTACTGTTTGGTGCTAAGGTCAAGTCACTAGTCATATTAACAGTACCGCTAGTGTGTGTAAAATTTGTCACCGAAGACAAATCTCCACCAACATAATTAAATGTACCAGATGCTACAGTAAAAGTAGGAGTATTTATTACGCCGCTAATGAATGAAAATACTCCGGTTGAGATAGTGACACTAGCGCAAGTAATAGTAGCATCGGTCAACGTTCCACCAGTATAGGACATTGCTCCTGTACTATTTATAGTATAGGTTTGATAATCAATGAATCCATCTAATTGGAAGTAATTTGCACATTGTATGTTGCTAGCTAATGTAACTGTACCAAGTGTGTTAACAGTAAATGATCCGATTGTTTTACCGGCAGTATTGATGGTACCAGTACCGATCATATTAGGTGATAGTGCGGTGTACGTGCCATTAATAGATAACAACAGAGTAGTAAGATTTAATGTAGTTGTACCTGGATTGAATGAAGTAGTGCCAAAATTTAGTGAGTTAAACCAACTAGCAGTGGTAAGAGTTTGCACTGCTGCACCAGTAGTAAAAGTTAAGTTAGGTGCATTAGCTGTTGTACCGCCAATGGTGTTACCAAAAGCAAAAGTCCGTGTTATATCTGCTGCTGCTCTAAAGCCGCCGATACCAGTGCAACTAAAATTAGTAGCAGTTGACATATTAAGGTTTACTGCGGCTGCTGTACTAGTTGCGAGAATAATATTATTGAGACCAAAACTTATTTCACGAATATTTGCGTTACTTGAACTGAATATACCAGTAGTTAAGTTGTAACCGTTTAAAACTATGTATCCAGCAGTCAATGTATACGTACCGGTAGCAGTGAGCGCATACGCTTTAGAAAAAGTTGCGACGCCTGAAGTATGAATGAATGCCGGTGCCGGACTTAACGTACCACCGACATATTCAAATGTACCTGACGCTAATATGAAGCTAGTGCTAGGAGTAAGTGTACCGTTGGTAAGAGTGAAGTTACCGTTAACAGTAAAAGTAGTGCAAGAAATTATACCAGTATTAGCGTATGTACCAGATGTGTAAGCTATTGCACCTGCGCAGGTTAAATTATATGTACCAAAATCAATATCACCTGATGTTTGAGTATATGTTCCTGAAACTGTCAAGGATCCAGTAAAAGTTGTAGTACCAATGTGGTTGACGACTAATACGAACATTGATTTACCGTTACCGTTAATAGTACCAGTGTCAACTATATTTGCAGTCAAGTTAGCATATGATGCAGCACCACCAAGAGTTAATGATTTAAGATTTAATGTTACGAGTGTACCAGTAGCAGACCCAGATACAATACAAGTACTACCAGTCAAATCAAGTTTATTAAACCAACTGGTTGAAAAAAACAATATTTCATTAGAACCACTAGTAATAGACAAATTGGGTGCGTTAGAATCAGTACCACCTGCGGTGCGACCAAAATCAAATCTTCTACCAACTATATCTGCAGCGGCAACAAATCCACCTATACCGGTATATGAGAAGTTAGTAGCATCGGCCATTGACAAACAATTAATATTAGTAACAGTATTTGTTAATACAATACTACCCGAACCAAATGCAATTGCACGAGTGTTAGCATTAGATGAACTAAAGATACCAGTTGTTAATGTAAACCCACCTAAGTCTAGTGTACCACTTGTCAGTGTATAAGTACCAGTAGTAGTGAGGCTATAATCTTTACCAAATATCACATCACCTGATGTATGAGTGAATAGAGGAGTTGGGCCCATCGATCCTAGTGCAGCCAATGTATATGAACCTGAGTTAATTACAAAACTAATGCTGCAATTTATAGATCCACTGTCAAGTACTAGAGTAGGTCCGTTGAGCGTAAAAGTAGTACAACTAATATTTCCAAAATTAAGTATTACTCCACCATTATAATTGATTACCCCCAGTGAGGTAAATGCAAACCCAGCTAAATCTAAAGTAGTGTTTATCAACTGAGTATGAGCATTGACTCCCAATGCACTTAGTAGGGTAGTTGTCCCTGTAGTAGGAATAGTAAACGTGTTTACTGACTTACCATTACCGCTGATAGTGCTAGCAGG